TTTGAGTTTCTACTCCTGTATCTAATTTTATTTGGTGGATTAGTCTTTCTTCTTTTGTTGTTAATTCTTTCTTCAGTGTATGAGCTCGTTGAGCGTCTACTCGGACTCCAAGGAAACGCATGTCTACCAAACAAGGAAAGAGATCAGTCTCCAAATTAAAAATATTTTGTAAATCTTTTCCATCTGCATCCGGTTCCATTAATAATTTTTTAAGATGCTGCCAAAGTCTAAAAGTCAGTTCCGCATCTTTTTCTGCATAAGCTCCCACTTCATGAGCTGGTAGCTGCCACATGTCAGCTTTAGCATCTAGTCCTCTTGACTTCGCAGCTTCGGTTAAAGCTTTCTCACTTTTACCTTCGTTTAAAAAATGCCAAGACAAAGTGTTGAGTGTGTAAGAAAATCTATTTTCATCTAAGAGAGAAGATGCAATCATAGTATCAACGATTAAACCATTGATTTTTATACCTAAATTACGTATCCAGGAAACGTCATACATAGCGTTATGAAAAATTTTTGTAGCAGGACATGCACAAATATCTTTAAACCATTCTAAAGTTTTAGCCCTGTCCATATTGGGTCCCTCTTTGTGAGCGATGGGGAAATACCATTTGTCATTATAAGTTGCAACAGCAATTCCTATAACTTCACCATTACCAATAACAGCACCAGATCCTTTCTTTTTTAAATCTGGATCTCTTGTCTCTAAGTCAATTGCAATTTCATCATGTGATCTTAGATCCGGGTATTCTGTTTTCTGTACCCATTCTGTTTGTGGAAGTATCATTTAGTATCCTTCATTCTTTTAATTTCTAATTCACAGTAATGAATTATTTTTTCTAAATCTTCTACTTTATTTTTAAATAAATACCTGCAAACATATTTNACAACGTTTCCTTGAAAGAAACTTAAATTGTTTTTTGAAATAAATTCATAGGGTTGAATTACAAATTTTTTATAATGACTTCCTCCCACCTGTCTATCCTGTGGAAATGCATCCTCAAATATATTTTTATTGGTCATTTTTATCTCCCTCTATACTTATTAAAGATTCTCCAACATGAATGCCCCTTTCTTCTAAAGCCCTTTTAAGTTCTTTTTTTGTCATTTTATTATAATCTTCACCATCTTTTAACTCCTTTATAATTATTTCCATTTCTTTACATGCCTTATTATATGCATTCCATCTACATATACTTAAGAATTTACNTAAGATTTTAGTAGGNAAATATAAGAGGATAAAAATAAGCCCTAAAAATGGTTTGTCTTTATTAAGAGCTTTATTAGCTTGTATAGAAATTTTTCTATTTTTTTCTCTTTCTAAAAAGTAATCACACCATTTTTGTGTAATTTCTAATCTTTTTTTTAACTCATTACGTCGTTTGTTCGTCATAGTTGNTACTCCTTTATTTTCTTTTTTGCTTTTAGTTTGTATAGATTATTTCTTGCTCTCGTGATGCCGACATACCACACTCTATTCTCCTCATCTTGTTTGTCAACACTTAATCTAATTCCTTTTTGAACTTTACTACCNTGATGTAAAGATAGAATTACATTATCTTCTTCACCACCTTTTGCTGCATGAATAGTTGACAACCATATTCGTGCACGTTCGTTTAATTTTTCATTACTTGATATTAAATTTCTTATGTATAAAATTTCTTTTTGATCGGCATTAAATATATCATACCATGGAATTTTTTTATCCCATTTTCCCCCTGGAATAAATTCTTTAACTTCATTTATTTCTTTAGGCTCTAATGCTCCTTCAATAGTCCACTTAGTATAAGCAACCGCTGCATTATATAAACCTACTTTAAAACTTTTTCCTTTATTACTTTGATAATATAAATTTTTCTTTTTTAATTCTTTCATAATCTCCAAGAGATTACTTTTAGTTCTAGTAAGAATAAGCCACTTTCCTTTAGTTAAATCAACTTGACCTAGATTACTAATTGTAGACGCAAGACCCTCTTGCGCTCTAGGTAGGTATTCTTTATGTTTCCTGATGCCTGCTATACGACTCACTGGTATTTGTGATTCCTGTTGCACGGCTCTAGAGATTCTACGCGAGTATCTAAGTACCCTTTCCTTTGCAGGTTCATTTATAAATCTATTTACATCAGCGCCCGCCCACGCAAAGATAGCTTGATCGTCATCACCCGCTAAGTATATTTGATCACAATGATCTTTTAATTTATCATATAGTTTCCATTGCAAAGGAGATAAGTCTTGGGCTTCATCAATAAAGACAGCTTTAAAAGTGGGCATCTTCTCTGGAGGCAAATCTAAAATCATTTCAATCATATCATTAAAATCTAAGATGTGATTCTTCTCTTTAAATTCTTTAAGATTTATAGCTATGTGTTTTAAAGTATACCAATCAATTTCTTTTTTATCATGTTCGTTTCTATCAAACTCTTCTCGTATGGTGGTTCTTCTATTAAGAGCTCTTCCAATTAATTGGAAGTAGGGATTATTACAGGTGAGAAAATGAGTCTCTTCTTCATTATATTTGTCAGAAAAGTTTACACGAATATTTAATATTTTACCTAACTCTTCGTAATGATAGGGCTGCATAACTTTATCTTCGGTTAATCCAAGCAGATGAAAACAGAAGGCGTGTAGCGTTTGAAAGTATGGAACTTTTTTCTCCGACACACCTATTCTCTTTCTTGCTTCCCCCGCAGCTTTCTTGGTAAAGGCAAAGTAACCTATCTTGTGATAAGGTGTACCTGTTCTTACATACGCTTTGACTCTACGTATTAATCTAAAAGTTTTACCTGTCCCTGGTGGACCGTAAATTTTATGAATCTTTTCCATTGGCTCTTTTAAATGAATCTACTAATTTACCCTTCCATCCAAAATTCCCAATGTGGGTTGTTTCCCCATCAGCAACTGCGTATAATTTAAAACCAGCTCCCTTAATTAAATTACAGAAATGTACATCTTCTCCCCACCAGTTGCCGTCTTTATCAAACGTTGTATCCCAGAAGTTATAAAAATAATTATTGGCTTCTTCGGATATTATTTCTTTTTGTTTTATTTTTAAATGTGGGAGATCTTTCATTAACTTTTCATAGACTCTTCTGTGAATCAAAGTGAGCCCTGCAGGGCCTTTAGTCAATTCAACTAAGCCTTTATTATCAATATTAATGTTCTGATGATCTTTAAAATCTACAGAAAATTTTACAGACTGATCTTGAGTCTTTTTTCTGTATGGAACACACATTACATCTTTCTGTGCTACAATCATTCTTCCTACAACCGAGGGCTCAAATTCCATATCGGCATCAATAAATAATTGATAGTCCATCCCTGATTCTAAAAACATTGCTGTTAATACATTTCTGCCATATCCAACATATGGACATTTAAAAGTGTTGAGTGTTGGATTTAATTTTAGCGGCTGTAAATTTATCCATTAATTTAACTAATGATAAACATGTTGCCACTTGCATGGTATCGTATGCAGGCATGCATACAGATACACTTGGTACTGGTGTCGTCATACTATGTGCTCCTTATCTTCTATTGTTATTTTTTCATCTGGTATTTCTTCTTTTTCTAAATCTGCTATAGGCAGTTTTAAAACTCTTAATGGTGGAAATGAATCTTTGTTTTCTTTTTTAGGAAATCTTTTTTGACAATCAAAGTCTCCTTTAAAAAATTGTTTAATCATTGTACCCGTTCGTGATCTATCTTTATTCCATTCATTTGTTCTTAAATATTCGTAGAACTTATCATAATCAAAATAATAAAACTCTTCCTCTTGGTGTACGGTTCCACTTTTAAATGCAGCAAATGTTGTAGCTTTAGCCATATTTACATAATCAATGATATATTTTTTAAGCATATCGATTGGACTAGTTCCAGCTACAGGTTTTAAGTTTTCCAGTCTCGCCCAAAGTCCATCTAAGATTACTTGGTATTCAGCGTTCTTTATAATAGGGGGAAACACAGCAGTTTGTTCTGCTATGAGGGCTCTCATTTCTTTCATCTCTGAAATTTTTTTAATATGTTTAGCATGAATTTGTTTTACTTTTCCACTTTCTAAATTAACATCAAACATAAACTCTGGCTCTGGTTTATAATTTATTCTTATAAGTCCAGATAATTCAGGCCATGTGGTATTTCTATGACTCCCTATACCAAATTTTCTTTTTAAACAGGTTCCTTTGGCGCAATACGCAGAGATTGGTAAATCACTACATTTAAATCCTTTAGTTTCATTCTTCCAATATTTAATTTTTTCTTTTACTTTTTCATCTCCCCATATATCATCATACTGTATATAGTTTCGGGCAGCTTCTAATACTTTCTTTTCCCACACTTCAGCAAATTTCTTTTTAGCAAAGACCATGTAATTGTATAAGAATCGATCTCTTTCATCTTTAAGTTTCTTACCACTCTCTTCTATTTCTTTACAAATCATTTGTAAACATGGAGGGCCATCATTAAATTCTTCTGGTCCACCAGTTATAATCTCATTTATTTTTTTACTTCCAATATCTTTTAATGTTTCTTTAGTCTGTAAGTTTAAACCTACTACTTTAATAAACTCATCCAACTCCATCTTACTACCATCTAATTTATATGCTCTTCGTTCAATACTTTTATAATACGGTAGATTAATAAAACTGCCTGATGTTTTCTCGTTATTTTGATTGGTTCCTAACTGAGTCTGTTTAGGAAAAATTTCTGTGTTATGTGGAAGCTTAAATAAAAATAATAAATTAGATAAAAATTCTCTAATTAAAGTAGCTGGTACTTTTTCTTTGGTAAAAACATAAATGTGAAGTCCACCACTTTTAGATTCAATTGGAATGACAGGTAAATTTTTTTCTTCAATAACCTTTAAATATTTTTGTAGATTAAAAGTTTTATAATCTTTAGGATCAACATCTATTGCTCCGAAGCTTGCTTG